ACGTCCAAGTGGCGTACCATAAAAATCATAGGCATTTTTTACTAGCAAAGAAATCGTTGATGTCATGACTTGCAGCGTCACGACCGACCCCCGCTTCACCCTGCCAATGAACACGCGGCCAGCGGCGCGGCGACCAGATCAGAATCGCCAGCAAAAAATAAACTTCAGTGACTATACCATAAGTGAGAGAATCAATGGGCTCCCAGTGCTCTCAAAGTAATGTTGTGAGTGGTTAACCAAGTCACCAAGTCACCAACTTTAAAGTTTTTCATGATCTTCTCCGTTTTCACTGCATATATACTACATTAGGAACGAATTAATGTCAACACACCAGAGAAAACTCAATGAATTCATGGATTTACAACGGAGTGCCTATAACAGATGACGCGATACCAGTAGGGTCTATTGGATTCATCTATAAGATAACACAAAAAACAACGGGGAAATGGTATATAGGAAGACGTTTACTTACAAAGTCAGCAACAAAGACTGTCAATGGTAAGAAGAAGAAAATCAGAAAAGAGAGTGACTGGAAAGACTACTGGTCATCCAACGATGAAATCAAAGGATTAGCAAAAGCCGATCCGAATCAGTTTGAACGAAAAATATTAATATTCGTCACTACGATGGGAGCCATGGCATATTCGGAAGAATGGGCACTTTACAAAACTGGTGCCCTGTTTGATCCATTATGCCTGAATGGAAATATTAGGGCAAAGATAATGCGGAACTGGTTCGCCAAGACTCCGAATCTTCATAATGAACTAGAAGCAGCGTTAATCTGATTCTTGTGTTACATCCTCATCGTTGACTTCTAGATCAGCCCCGCATAATGGGCAATGATGTAGAGGTTCATCCCCTTGATACGATACACTGAATTCTGTATCACATTCCCAGCAAAAAATCTTTATTTTCATGTCTTTGTATACTGAGTTGTTTTAACCTGATATTTAGTAAAATAATTCAGGCCAGCATCGCTTCGATATTGATCTTTCCATACAACATGTTCGATACCAGATTTTTTTATCAACTTTGCGCAATGAACACATGGGTTGTGGGTAACGTATAAAGTACACCCATTGAGAGAAATCCCCTCTTTGGCAGCCCAAGTAATCAAATTTTCCTCAGCATGAGAAACCTCATCTTTGGTCACGGTATAATATTCAGTTTTACCGTTCAAACCATACTCATCAGTTACCCATCGAGATTTTGTTTCTTCACAACAATTGTCCGATCCAGTAGGCGTACCATTCCAAGAACTTAGTATTGGGCGATTATCCCGAACAGCAGTAGCACCAACTTTCAACCTGTTGCAATAAGACATTTCGGACGATCTTATTGCCAAGTCCATGAAGTAATCATTCCATCGATTCATTAGATTCCTTCCAAATACAATATTCCACAGTTTCACATTCGCCAGAATCTAGTCTCGCGGGACAACCGATATGTTGAGGCTTTGAACACATTGGTCGAAAATTCTTGAATTCTTCATGAACCTCCGGCACGGGGTGATATATGTTTATTAGTTCATCAAAACTGTTAACTTCCTTTGGAAAAATATATCCACAACCTCCAAGAAACTCGAAGAAATATTGAAACGCCTCATCCCACGTCATATCTTCCCTGAAGATACTGCGTGTCAATGTACTTTCATCATCAGAATACTCAAACTTTAGCATTATTCATCCTTTCAAGAATATTAAAATTGCAACTGTTATAATCACTCATTTTTCTTCCTTCCGGCTTCTTTTATCTGCTCTATTGTCCGATAACATCCAGTGCAGTAAGTGCCAGAATCGTCTAACTTACACCGCTTCTGGCACTTCCTTGGTAGATATGTCGGGGCAGTCCACAAATTGATCGCGGAGAAAATTAGGTCTGCCCAGTTTGTCATCATCTTACCTCACATGCTCCGCCCGCACATGCGGGCTCTGCTTGTAGATTCACATTGCTTCCGTCTTCCTCAATAACGTTGACAAGATTTATCGCATGAAGATGTTTTACAATCTCGTTGAACTGATATTCGTCTATGTCTTCAAAAGGAGCTTGAATGTAAGAACCACCGGCGTAAGGTAGAACAGAAATACCGTTGTACGTGTGACGATTCTCCCACATCCAGTCTCCACAATCATCCCATTCGTCATCTCTCAGTGATATCGTGCAAGATACGTTGTTGTGATTGTCTCCATCATTATGACCCTTGTGAATCCATTCAAGATTGAATTTCTTCACACGTTCAAGAAGGTCCATGTAACTCTCTGTGCGAAGAATCGAACCTTCTGGAGCCTTTTGTGGGAACGAAATCACCGCTTGGGTATGTGGCATAAAGTGGTCGTCTGCAACCAACTCTGGAAGATTTTCAATCATGTATATGTACAATGATTCGTTCTTACCAACGCGAATTCGACGGAGGTAGTAATCGTTATGCCATGCATGGATGCCTGATGCTGAACCAACAACAAGTGATGTTGTGCCTGCAGGTTTGATAACGGTAGTTCTCGCGGCGGGATTGATTCCGATCATGTTAGCAACACGAAGATTTTCTTCCTTGACCACGTTTGCTGCTTCTGTCAGATCAAGTTTTAGAACCGCACCTGAACCAATACCAGTCAACCCAACGCCGATCAACGCATCAGCTTTGGTTGTTTCTTCCCAAATTTGTCTCAAGTAATGGAAACTCGTATATCCAGCTTGAAGTGTTCCGATGAATGCGGCAGATTTGACACGTGCGTTTAGTTCTTCCTGTGTGTCGGTGTCGGATACGTTTACCTCTGTAAGATTACAGAAAGAGTACGGGCGCAGGGCAACTTCACAACAGGGATTAGTTCCCCAATCTAGATTATTTGTCCAATAAACGCCAGGTTCACCGGCGCCAGATTCTTGAGTCTTCTTCCACAGTGCTTTGAACTGTGATTCTGTAATGTAATCACGATGCAGGGTTACCGAATTGTTTGCTCGACCACGTTGAGGATTCAGTTCCCACCACGCTCCACTCTTACATGTCATCATGTCAACGTCATCAGCGGAGAACAAGGAAATCATGGCAGCACGTCGAATACCTCCAGCAAGAACAGCGTCGGCAATGTGACAAGCAATGTCATGGGCTTCAAGAGGAATCAGCTTTCTGCCGATCGCATTGTTTAGTACACTACGTACCTTGTCAATACAAATTCTGAGCGGGTCTGGTCCGGGAGCCTTACCCCCAGAAGTGATCAGTCTTGCTCCCTTGGGACGAATATCACGGAAGTCGAAAACTGGTTCAGACTTGTTTTTGAAGTATGCTTCCATCAAAACTTTAACCGCATCGGACCAACCCTCAATGGAGTCGCCGACTAGAAAACGTCGATATTTGTTCTTGGGTCCAACGACCATCGGTAACTTTTCAACTTGAAACTTCTGTACGCCGATGCCTACGCCAGTTCCCGACAACAACAAGAACATCGTTTCGGAGAAGGAATCGGAATGATCAAGTGGGAGATAGCTACAATTGTAAATCCTTGTGTTACTTAATTCGATTGGGCGACCACCAAACTGTAGCGATCGCATTGAAGGAAGAACCTTTTTGGAGGTAACAAAGTTCCGGTAGATCTTCTTGATTTCTTCCTTTAGTTCCGGATACTTGCGAATATGCATTGCCATGTTTCGTTCAGTCAAGTCTTGCCAGTTCTCTCTACGCTTTAGTTCTGGAATGTACTTCGCATATTTCAAAAAAACCGTTACATCACTTAAAATTTCTTGAGTCTTATCCACGTTTTATCCTTATTTTCCTGTTGAGCCAAATCCCCCAGTTCCCCGATCAGTATCAGATAATTCAGTCGCGTAAACCCAGTTGATTTTTGGCACTTCACACAAAACGATTTGTGCAATCCTATCACCATCATTGATAACTTCATTTTCGTAGGAGACATGTTGTATCCCTATTGTGTAGTTATGCACGGCGTCTGCCGTGTTTGTCATGATAACTTTAATTTCTCCACGATAGCAAGAATCAATCGTTCCTGGGCTGTTTGCGACTCGCAACTTCGTTTTTAGCGATAGACCACTTCTAGGTCGGACTTGGATTTCATATCCATCTGGAATCTCAACAAACACCCCGGTAGGAACTAGAACAGTTTGCCCGGGAGCAATACTTATGCTTGAAGTTTCCAAGTTTGCACGAATATCCATGCCGGATGCACCAGATGTTTCGTATTGTGGTAGCTTATGCTTTGATTTGTTTACGATTTTTACGTTGATTTGACTCATAAAATATTTTTCCTTATTTGTTCAAAACCGCTTCGTGTTCGGCGGCAGTATAGTTTAGTACATCATCATTTGCAACGACTGAACGATATGACGCGGCTTTTGATGATAGATTTGCAAAGGTCGATCCGGTTGCATAAACATCATACGTAACTGTTTTAGCAGCAGAGATTCCTAGACTGGCACCAGTTACCATACCATCTTGATTTGCGCCAAGATAGATAAACTGTCAGTTGTACTTGTCCGTTTGTTCTTTAATTAGTTCTTTCACGCGAATGTAGTTATATTCGGAACTGTGATTTTCTTCACCATCCGTGAAGATGACGAATAAAACTTTTTCTGGACGATCTTCGTCCTTCATATTGGCAAGATGCTCACCAGTTTGAATGATCGATTTACCAATTGCATCGTACAAAGCAGTCCAACCTCGAGGATTGAACGTAATGTTTGAGTTAACATCTTGAATTGGTTGAAGTTCAAAATCTGCTTGGAAACTATCATCGAACTGTTAAAGACTCATGGTGCATTCGCCGGGAACGTTCTTCTGTTCATCGATGAACGTCTTCATTCCACCACCAACAACATCATTTGCTACGATACACATTGAACCGGAACGATCCAACAGATTTGTCACGTGTGTATAGTTGTTTTTCATTTACATCACATCTTCATAAGTTACTTTTTTGAATCCTAGTGAATTGAATACGTCAACTAAATCACTGACTGTATCCTCTTGTCCAAAGACGAAACGATACTCATCATCTTTGGTGTTAATCTCAATACCAAATCCATCACAATATTGAAAAATCCGAATCTTAGTGTTATCCATTCAATAATACCTCAGCGGAGATAGCGGCGATTGATGGAAACTCTTTACAAATAACGTCCCATGATTTCAACGCGACTTCTTGATGCTCTTTCTGTGTACCATTGGCGCATCTTAGCGCACAATAATGAATCCAAGAACGAAGCGAACCTGCCATATAAAGTCTACTATGAGTCATTCCTTCTGGCAAAACTGCTCTGGCTTGTTCCTTTGCAATACCATTCTTGATTGCCCAGTCATATGCTTTCTGTGATTCGCCCAATACAGACTCTTGTTTTGATTGCCACAGCATTTTTAGATCAACATCATTCGTGTCAATACTATTTTGGCGATTCTTTTGATCTTGCAATCTGGCATCACGGAACTCAAACCCCATTTCTCGCGCATCTGCATACCGTTGAGAAAACTCCTGAAACGAGAATGAACGATGCCTTAAAATCTGCCGACCAATGTCACGGGTGGTCTCAATCTCCATTGTAAGTGAAACCATTTCTAGGGGTGACCAATGCTTATGCTTCATAAGATAAGCAAGCAGTTTTGGTGCAGTCTCATTATTAATCTGATTGCCGGGATTGCTTACCCTAGCTGCGTAGGCTACGAATTCTTCTGCGGTATTAATACCACCAACTACAGGGTTTGTGATTGCAACTAACTTTACATTTGGCATCTTTTTCCTTTACTTTAAAATACTTATTAACCACAAGAACTTATTATAAGTTTCAAGTTCGTATGGAGTTGCCAACTCGCCCGGATCATCTCTGCTATGAGGATGATTTTCTGAGTAATTATTCCATCGGCCATCTTTATCTATATAACTATTGCTAAAATTTGCCGAATATCGTTTCCTTAGAATTGTTAATGCATCAAGTATATCACGTTCACTAACATCAATTGATACCGTTTGTGTTCCTTTTATAATCATTTAAATAACACATTATACATATTCTTGTAACTCCTTAAATTCCTTCATGAACAACTTGTATGCGTCTTGTGCTATCATGGGCGGTTCAAAACTCTGGAGAGTCAGTAAATCCACTTCAGGTAAATTCCAAGTCTTCCCTCGTGAAACCATGAAATTATGTGCCTCGATTGCACGAGCACGAAGGTCAGACTTCTTAATAAGAGCTTCACCTTCCGGTGTTGGAATACATAGATTAAATTTACTGTAGATACTCAACATCAGTCTGTTTTCTATTGTCTTGATACTTTCACGAATAGAAGGCAGTTTCTTTATAGGAGAAGGAATATCTCCGATGTAAACTTCGGCTGCGTCATGCAATAACGCTTGCATGAGAATTTCACTAGAAGAATCTTCAAAATTATCCCTAATATAACGCATCACCATAATAGAATGTTGGGCTACCGAGTATGGAACCTTAGTGATTGTGTGCCCTGCGAATCTGGGAATGCGTGATAATCCCCATGCGATATCTTGAATGTTGATCATATCCTCTGTAGGATTTTCAACGTCAACTGTCGTCCCTGTAACAGTCTCAAGATAATGTTTGTTAGGTGGTTTCGGATGCATATAATCGTGAACAATTTTTCCAGTGACTTGCGGGGCAAATATGTCAGTAGTTGTAGTAGTATAATACAGCATATAACTCGAATCAAGAACAGGAATTGTGTTTGTTAATACTTCATTACGTAAAACGTGGGCGTCACTCATTCATTCAATCCTTTAGTTGTGAAACAATCCATTTAACTCGTTCAAACACCCCCAATTCTTCTGGTGTTGCCTTACAAGCAAACTTATAGTAGTCTTCTCTCTCTTATGAATATCAAAATAATCAAATTCATATAAGTCACCATTTCGATTTTCCAAATTGAGTGAGTACAGGATTATTTTCTTTGATTATCGCCATTACTACTCGAAGTAGTTCTTCGGTGCTAATATCCAATTCAACTTGTTTTGTTTCTATTCCTTTAACTCTCATAATCAACCCTCTTCCACTCGTTAAGTTTTACTTGAGCACGAAGACCACTATAGATATTATCGTCTATCATTGATTTCACGTCAAATTTTTCTATGATAGCATCGTTGATATCCTTGAACTCGCAATTGTCTGGCGGAATGGCAACGTTTTTACCGAGTTTGATCAACTTCGAGTAGACCTTGAGAATTTCCTTGTTTCGATTTTCGTTGTCTGGAACATAGATCACTTCCTGATCGTCCGTTTGGAACATGTATAGAGCACTCGTGCCAACAGCCACCGCGTTATCTAGAAACAATGAGTCCATCGGACCTTCGACACAATAAATTTTCTTGTTCCAGTCGATACGATCAAGCCCATAAATTCTAGGAACAGACTTGTCAAGAACGATGGAATAATACTTCGGTTGTTCGTCTCCCATCGCGCGTGCTTGATATGCGAAGAAACGACCATCTTTATCGAACCAAGGCATAACGATCCGTTCATGATCGTCTGTATGAGCATCCTTGAACTTATCGGTGTTCGATCTTGACCACTCAAAGAATTTTGGAGCATAATAAAACAAGTTTAGTTTGTCTTTTGGTATCATTCTTTTAGTCAGATACATCTTAGCACGATGATCGTCATTTAGTAAATCGATACGCTCCAACCCGTCTGACCATGCAGGGTTTATAAAAACTGGCTCATGTTTTACTGGTTCCTTCGGTGGGTTATATTTTACGTTATGCTTGAATTTTTCGAGTTTGTATTCTTCCCAGAGAGGAAAGTCGATGTGCTTCAAAAACTGTCCGAAGTGCATGTTCGCATTACAATTGAAACAATGCATATAAAGATGGCTGTCTTTTGTGTACAGACCACCACGAGTCTTTGCTTCTGACTTTTCTGAGTCCCCGCAAATCGGACAGCGGAATGCCGCTTCGAAGACGTTTCCATTGTCTTTTTTGACTTTGAATCGATTTAGTTTGTAAGCAATTCGGCGGGCGTATTGAACATCAAGATAAAACATAGTAACTCCATGTCGAATACAGTTATTTTACTGTAGGAAAGACTTATTTTCAAGTTTATTTTTGCTTAAATTATCGATTAGTTATCAACAACTTACAAAAATATTTGACATAAATTCCAGCACGTGTTAGATTATTGAATACGCGCTCGTGCTACCTTAAATATGTTTATCATCATGCATCAGTGGTCGCTAATTGATGCACCAAAAGTTCTAAGTTAGTTCCAATAAAAGATGCGACGAGCGAAGCGAGGGCGAACGAAGTTCGCTAAATGATGCATCTAAATGCACTATCCCTCCGGTCGCTGCCGTTGCGTATGGTAATTTAGGACGAGTTCTGTCCGATATTGAAAAGTTTCTTCACGTCGTCAAGCGACGGTGTTCCGTTAGCGAATAAGTTCTTCACGTCATCCATCTTTGGAATCTTCAATGAGTCCATCCATTTACTGTATCCGCTTTGTACTACCCATACGCTTAGAAAGCCCATGAAATACCCTGTTGTCATTAAATCTTTCAACGTTAGAAAGACAAATGCCCAAGCGGACAAGATAAGACTTATAACGATTGCAATCTGAGATATAGACGGTCTATCGAAATCGTTTAGGAACAACTTGTCGAAGAAGAATGCTGAGGTTTTGGAAAAATGTGCTCTGATAAGAAATCCTAACAGAATCACGAGCATCAACAACACCGATATACCCGAGTAATCTAGTGTTGTAACGAATTGGAGGAATTTTATGATTGAATCAGTCATGATCAACAAACTCCACTTTTCTGACTAGACTTTTGCACCAATTCATCACATCTGCAGGGGTGTACTTATCTAACGTCATTGGTAGACCATCGTGGGCATAAATCTTGGCGACGTATTCGGCGCATTCCCATGATCCTCTTGGTAGTCTCATTTTGAAGTATGCCTTGATCGCGTCTAGTTTACTATATGGGTCGCCAACATGTTTCATTGCAAAACTCACGGCATCATCAGAAAGACCAAACATCGACACCCAATAGAATGGAGCTTTTGTGCCTAGGGGCATTATTCTTACGCTAGGTGGATATGCTTCCAAAACAAAAACCCGCCCTGATGTTACCCACGCCATACCGACATGTGTGTATTCTGACCTTGTTGCCAGTTTTATTGCGGTGCTTACTAGATCATTTCCAGACCAGAACAGTAAGTCACCCGTTCTTATTCTGTTTCTTGCTTGACGATAGTACATCTTTTTTCTTTCTTGTCTTTTTTGGAATATCAGCATTTAGTGGAGGAACTTCAAGTTCTTTTTGTGCTTCAACTGCAACTTCGTGATCGTGTAGGTGCTCGATACCTTCGGTGACAAACTTATCGGATGCTGCTTTATAGAGTGCGGCATATGGTTCGCCTTGTATGGGTCCAAGACTGAATTCATATAGCCAAATTCCCTTTGCCGCAAGTTCGGCATCGGCTGCGACACCCATAATGCAGCACCAACCATGAACATCATTGCCCCATTTCTTTCGTATCTTCACATATGCAGATTTTATGTTTACGCCTCCGAAAT